TAAACGAACCGCTTACCGCAGCCAGCGGCGGCGCTAATCCCTCAATTCTGGAATTTTACTGATGAGCAAACGCAGAGGCCGCAAGGCTCAGACCACCACCGCGCACCCTGTACAGGCAACCGCACCGCAGCAGCACGCCGAGGCGTTTACCTTTGGCGACCCGACGCCGGTCATGGATAAGCGCGACATTCTGGATTACGCCGAGTGCATCGGTAACGGGCGCTGGTTTGAGCCGCCGGTCAGCTTTAGCGGGCTGGCTAAGAGCCTGCGCTCGGCCGTGCATCACAGCTCGCCGATTTACGTGAAGCGCAACATTCTGGCCTCAACGTTTATTCCGCACCCGATGATGAGCCAGCAGGAGTTCAGCAAGTTTGCGCTTGATTATCTGGTCTTCGGCAATGCCTTTGCCGAGCTGCGCCGCAATGGGCTGGGTAAGCCGCTGCGCCTTGAAACCACTCCGGCCAAATTCACCCGCAGGGGCGTGAAGGATGGCGTTTACTGGTTTGTGAATGACTGGAAAGAGCCGCACGAATTTTCGGCCGGCAGCGTGTTTCACCTGCTGGAGCCGGATATTAATCAGGAGCTTTACGGCCTGCCGGAATACCTCAGCGCGCTTAACTCTGCCTGGCTGAATGAGGCGGCAACGCTGTTCCGCCGCAAGTATTATCAGAACGGCGCGCACGCCGGTTACATCCTGTATATGACCGACGCGGCGCAGAGCAGCAGCGACGTTGACCGGATGCGCCAGGCGATGCGCGACACGAAAGGAATCGGCAACTTCCGCAACCTGTTTATGTACGCGCCGAACGGTAAGCCGGATGGCATTAAGATTCTGCCGCTAAGCGAAGTCGCGACGAAAGACGATTTCTTTAACATCAAGAAGGCCAGCCGCGACGACCTGTTAAGCGCGCACCGCGTACCGCCTCAGATGATGGGAATTATCCCGGATAACTCCGGCGGATTCGGTGATGCGGTGAAAGCGGCGCAAGTATTCGTCCGCAATGAACTGACCCCTTTACAAGAGAGGATGAAAGAAATGAATGAATGGGTTGGCAGTCAAGTTATTGATTTCAAGGCTTACTTGTTGGAAATGTAGTTCTATAATGGCGCTATGCAGCGCCATTAATTCAATTAACCGAGGAAATATATTCAATTACTTTGTTAATCCTTAACCTCAAATCGAGAATGTCTAAATTTATATTTTGAGTGTCAACGTACTTCCTGGCAACACTGACTTTATCTGCCATTCCAGCATCTGTCCTTCTACCTTTGGGTAAATATTTCAATACATTGTCATACACTCCCTTACCCTCGAGTCCTTTAACTTTGAGAGGATGCACGGCTTTCACAACTGTTTCTAAATCATCAGCAACTAAGTAATTCTCGATTTCTCTTCCTTTAGTTAGCCATGCATAACCACCTGTAGACTTGACCTCATCAATTATTCTTTTCTTGCTTGCATTAACCGGAGCGCCGACCCCATTCTTATCACTATCTAAGACAAGTACGATATTCCTGTTTAAGCTAAGGAGAGAAATAAAATCATCATTGCTTTCTAATTCATCAGCAGTCAAATGAGATAGTATCCTTCCGCCATAAAACATGATTGAGTAATGTATACCTTCGATAAAGGTGCAGCCACTAGCTTTAAGCCATGCATTAATATAAATCCTGTCAGACGGACCTTCCACCCATATAATACAATTTGCCTGAAGAATATCTGAAGCCTTATAGCCTAAATCTCTACATATGTGGGCTTTATGCTGGTTGTTAAAAACTGCATCAACCTTAAGTCCACCTTCGACCTTTGAAACATGGAATATTTCGGCTTCGGCCGTGTCGAGCAGATGGGCAGAATGTGTAGTAAAAATGTAAGTATTATCAGTATTCTCACTTATGTATTTCATAAGCTTACGCTGCAACAAAGGATGAAGATGTAATTCTGGCTCCTCAATACATACTATTGTGTTGCTATGTAATGTTGCCGTAACGGCAAGAATTATCACTTCATGGATACCGGTACCAAGAGAATCAAGTGGTAAAACCTTGTTATCCATATGTACCAAAATCATATCTCTACTATATGGAATTTCTATAGTAGCGCCCCTACTCTCCAAAACAGTTTCTACAAATTTATTTATTTTATGGAATTTATTACGATCATCTTGTCTCGTCAGTTCTGGATTTTGTAGCTTTACTAGTTGTTGAATTATACCTTCCCCTCCATGATTAACCTCCAAGCCTTCACTATGCCCAACTCTTCTAATAGCTGGAACAACTATTACTTGAGGAATGGAATTAGGGTGGAACTTTATAGCATTAATTACTTTACCTATAGATGACTCGATGTTGCCACCATAAGCTTGATAGCTTGTAGGTTGCATTGAAGTTGCCATCTCAAACCAGACATGTGGATCATTTTTAAAAATATTTTTTAAATCATCATAATCTATTGTTGATGACAAGGACTTACTGCTATACACATAATCGTATTCAAACCATAAAACGCCCTCGCATTCTTTCCTAGAACATTTATGTAAGAGCACCTTTCTGAAAGCTTCATAAATCCTCCCTCCCGGCTTGTTAGCGGAATGATATTGCCTATCAGCATTGATTAAGCATTTAATATAGTCATCAATTGAGGTTATCGGAAGTGGAAAGCCTACAGTGAAATTTCTGTTATCTTCAACACTTAAATTATAATCTAAATCTGTGAACTTTAATTTCAGTTCTTTACTGTTAAAACCCGATATTAGGTCTGGAACTATTTCATTTAAGAACCTAACAACATTGGACTTTCCAATATTATTTTGACCAATAATGAAATTCATTTTTCTAAGAGGATAAATTCTAATGACATCCTGTCCTATACTTCGATATCTATTAAAACAAAAACCTTTGAAATCAAACATATAAACCCAACCACCCAGAATTTTTCTTAATCATATGACATATCAAATTAACAAATTCAATCTGAATCGTCGATACATTAAATCCGCATTGAAAAACATGTTTCCTCCCCCCCGCGCGCAATGCTATCCCCGCCACGCCTGCCCGCTTTGTACATCGCTTTTAATGCAGTTGCATGAATCAAAAAAACGCGACCAGCACTGGCCTCGTGATATGGTTTTTGTTGTGTGCTGTGCATGCAGATCCATGCAGCCTATGCATGCATAGCTATTTCGATTCTGATTTAGGAGTTTTGAAAAGGCCACTAACAACGAAACCTACTAAGCCAATAATACTAACTGTGCAAGTTCCCAGTAGAGCTAAGATTATTTCTTTAGGTGGATCGCCATCGTGCTTAGCAACGTATATGAATATGATTAAGGCAACAAAAGCACACCATTTTTCCATAAAACCAAATGTCTTATCTGCCATCTCCCTGCGAAGAGAGTTGTCGGTGTGCTTGCCGTCTGCTTCTGCATGTTTGATTGCTGCGGAAGCATTAGCCTCAATGTACTTCAACCGAGCATCAATGCTGTTAAGCCATGCATTCTGAAACTCATCTTCGTCACTAGTCTCTGGTGAGTCAGTGTTATTTGCAGGTTTATTAGGTCCGTGGACTTCTGGAGGTGGCTCTGGCAACGCCCCAAGGGGAGGAAGGTCACCTAATTCGACAACACTAGACACTGCCTGTTCTGTAGCTTTAGTTTCTTCTTGTAACTTTGACGCCTCAGAATCAGACATAAAAAAATCCCGTTAGTTAAACGGGATTAATCTTAATTATACCTAGAGGCCTATGCAAGCAGGATCTTTCAACATCAGTCTTTTATAGTAGTCAGTTATTACTTTATCAGAAATAATGCTTTGCCCTGCGGTATAGGTTTGATGCCATGGAGTGCCTTGCCTGTGAGTGAACTCGGACAAAGTTTCACCACTATAACGGCCATATGTATCATACACCGCTTTAACTACTTGGTTTGCATAAGAATCTAAGGCTTGATCCGGCTTAAAGAAGCCATAATCAGGAACCTTGCTAGTAATTGGTGCAGAACGATAATGCTTAAGAGCATGATAAAGTGATGGAGTAACAGGCCCATAACGCCAAGCACTTACAGGCTCCTGAAGCAATCCTGTACCTCTGTGGCCCAGAGAGATGCCGTGAGCAATGTAAGTCAACTTTTGGGCTTGCATAGGAGTAATCGGGCTGCCCTTCGACAGACCAAGCTCAATAAACTTATTAGCAATTTGTTCAGAGCTAAACATTTTCCCCTCCCGTACCGCGCCATGCTGTTGCATGAACATTATGACTCAAGCTAACGTAACCAACGTTAACCGTCAATTAAAAGCGCGCGGCATTATAGAGATTAATTATACAGCATTCAACAGTTAATTTCACTATAAAACCCCGTAGGTTTTATAGTTAAGCAACTGAAATATCTAATTAAATAGTGATGAACTATTCATAGTGCATATCTCGCTTTTAACACTCCATAAAGCGAGTTATTTAACTCAGCAATCAGCCTTCCAGACATCCTGAGCAGGTCACCCAAGCGTTGTTGAGACTCCTCGAGCTTTAAATTGCAGCCATTACACCTTTTTATAGGTGGCCGGATGTTCACGAGCAAACGCATCCATCCTTGGCTGGCTTAGTTTCTGGTTTTTTATCAAGCATAATTTCTATTTGTTCAACGCTTCCTAACCAGCAGCGTAAAAAATCTCCTCATCTGCATCCTGACGAGTCTCCGAGTTTGCCAATTCGGCAATAATGGTAAGTGCCAGTTTCAGGTCTGACGGCTTACAGTTTGCGATTAGAGAAACCTCCGCTATGAACTGCACGCACGCCATTTTCTTATGCATCTGGTTTGATTCCTGAACCGTCATTTTCCCTCCCCGATTTTTACTGTGTATTTATACAGTATCATAGCATTTACAAGATGAGAATGAAAAATTTCAGAGTCGAATGTTTTTTATCTGTCTGATAAAGAAGAATTTTAATTACACAGCGTCTCATCGAATTGGCTTCTAGAAAGCATAATGATCTGATTATGATTCATCTAATGAATGTCAATTACATACCATTAATGCGCTTTTTTTGTACGGTGCTTTTCCGCTAAAATGTTAAAACGCTCTAACACGAAAGTCTTTTTTGGCTCCAGTATTGGATGGGCCAGTTCGCCATTAGGTAAGCTACGGAACATACGACCGGCGATTTTAGACTGCGTGCCGCCAATTAGGCGCATAGCCAGCCCGCGACTGATAGTATCACCGCTTAAATCTCTTATTTGGCCTATTAAGTTGTCGCACGCAGCCTCGATTTTGTCCGACCGCCTCAACTTCAGATGCCGCTTTGCTGGCTTCTCCGCCCTTATCCGGCTCAAAAGCCGACGCCGTTCCTTTCTGCTCATGCTGTTCAGATCGATATTGTCGAAACTTTCCGACTGATTCGAATCCTCGGGTCTCAAACCTCCCGTACAGTTATTGACAGAACTCCGAGAGGACGCAGGCGCGTCCTTAAATTCAAAACCCAAATCAACGGCACGTTTCGGGACAATCTTCCATTGCATCAAACGGGTTAAAATTGGCGTATCGTCGCCAACTTCAGTTGCGTAAACGCCCTTGATGCGCACGGTTTCCTCGCCGTACTCATTCATATCTTCGCTAGCCTGATACCAGGTGCGCACAGCCAGCTCGTCACGGCGCACGAACGGGCCACCCTGCGCGTTAACGTATCCGGCCCAGTCTCCTGCATCGGCTGCGTCATGCGCGGCCGCAAACTCAACGCTCAGGCCGTGCGCGGTTTCGCTGTCTGCCATACGGCGCAGTTCGCGGTAAACCGTGACCGGCGCACCGCCCACAAACTGAAATTGCCGGATGTGCCAGCGTGCCGCCCAGGCAGAAACGGCCGAGGCGGTTTCTTTCAGATCCTTGCCACTCTCGTCGTCTGTCTCGCCATCCAGCGCGTAGCCATCGATATTCTTGGAAATGTATTTAGCAACGTAACCCGTCGCGCTGCCCTTCTCAGGATCGATAGCCTCGGCGTGAAAACGGGCCTTACGGGCCTTGTCGGTTGTCAGTTCGGTGCCGTCTTTCTGCCAGGCGTAGTCGCGCATTATTTCGCGCACGCGCTCAGCCTGTTCTGGGAGCATAAACATGAGCATGTGCCAGTGCGGGGTTGCATCATGATGAGGCTCAGCAACGCGGATCCCGAAGATGCGGATTTCTTCGCGGTGCAGTTTGGCGCGGATTTTCTGCCAGACGCTGCAGAGATA